TGCAGAGTGCGGCACTGCTTGTCATTGCTCCTGCTCGCTCATCTAAGTGACCTCACTCCCCCTCGTCCATGAAAGATCGTTCGGTCAGTGCGCACTAGCTTTCGCCCCCATTGTCACCATTAGCCACTAGCCCATAGCTAAAAGCAAAAGCATGGGCCTCGCCTAAGCGACCATTAAAAGAAAAACAATGCCCTAACTATTGTTCCCTATTTGTTATAATTTGGTGTTTCAAAGCTCGATTGAAAATTACGCCGCTCTAAAAAGGGGGTGCCCCGCCCCCGATTGCCTATTTTTCCTTACTACTGCTCCCTAGCCTGGCACACCGCCGACCCATCCGTCAAGCCGATATGAATTCATATCAAAGAGAGACTGATACGAATTCGTATCAAAGAGAGACTGAAAAGTCTCCCGTAACTGGAGACATTCTCCCTCCATTCCCCCATAAAAAGTCCCCCACCATTGCGGCAGGGGAACCATCTCCCAACCTAAAGGGGGCCCTGCCCCCTTCCTAAGGGCCTCAGGAGCCCCAAGGGAGGGTCCGGAACATAGCCCGGCCCCCTCCTGCCAGGGGCTGCCATTCATCGAAGACAGGGGCCAGCGAGAAAGCATCGGCGGCGCTGCTCCTGCCCCGGCTGCGCTTGGTGCGGAGGATGACGGCCGTTCCGTCGCAACCATTAAGGGGGCCTTGGGGATCGTTCCATCGATGGTCCGTAGAGTCCCCATCGATGCATGCCATGTCCACGGCAAGGGGGCCACGTTCCAAGATTAGAACGGCGGGCAGGGGCTGCCCTTTGGGCAGTGCTACGGGCACGGCGAGACGGAAGCTTGCCTGCACTGCGCGAATCGCCTCTAGCACGCCATGGGGGCGATCGGCTGCTAGGGACGCCGTAACGTCAAAGCCCGCCGACCGTTGCGCTAGAAGCCCAAACGGGCCAGTAACGGGGGCCTTGGAATATTCATAGAGTCTGATGGTGCCAGGGGCTGCCAGGGACAGGGCCTCAGGGATGGTTTGGCCAATGCCAGGGGCCACGGGCAGACCGTAACGGCGGGCCAGGCTTTGGGCTTCGGCAGGGCTAATGGTGAGGCGGGCCATATGCCAAGGATGATCATCGGTGCCGCGCAGTCTCACGGCAAGGGGCAGCCCCTTTGCATGAGCTTGACGGTAGGCGCGGGCGATCGCCCAAAGAATCGCGCGACTGTAGACAGGCCCCCCTGCAAGCATGGCCAGCGTGCGGCGGGCACGGGCGGCAGCCACAGTAACGGACAGGCCACCATGGCCCGCCCATGCGAGGCAGCCTGCTGCGCAGCCCTTAGAAGCCCACGGGCAGCCGTTGTGCGCCATGGCCAGGGCTAGCACGTTCTCACGGGCTGCCAGTGTGTCGAGCCCCTCGATCTTGCTACGGGGGGCCACGGTGGATTCTGCGGGCCCCATAAGGGCAGCCGCGAGGCTACGGGCAGGAAGATGGTGCAGGATCACGGGCCAGGCCTCTGCCGTCCCTTTCGCCAGCTTCGCGTTGGATGTTCCCACGGTCAGGAGCCCGTCAAGGGACAGACTGAAGCGCCGCAGCAGGGCTGCTACATCCGCTGGAATGGCGGCGGGGGCCACGCTACGGGCCAGGGGGCCGGGGGCCACTAAAGGGGCAGCGGCAGGAGCGGGAGGGGCCACAGGGGCAGGAGCCTGCTGTGGCTCCTGCTGCGGTTGCTGGCGTGTGATGAATGCCGGAAGCTGAGGCCCTGCAGGAGCAGCAGGAGCAGCAGGAGCGGGCGGCACGTATCCCGGCATGTTCCCCCATGGCGTCAGGCCAACGAAACCACCGCCACTGAAGCGGCTGTTTTCGACAGGCTCAGCAGGCTCAGCAGACTCAGCAGGAGCAGCAGGAGCAGCAGGGGCCATCTTATGGGCCCCTCTCACGAAGTCCCGGATGGTGCGCAGGTTCGCGTCGATGATGGTGCCTCCGCCGTCGAGGGCAGCAGTCGTCCAACCATGGTGCAGATGGCAGCACCAAAGGCCGTCGACTTCGCGTTCTAAGGACTGGACGCCGGGCAGCGCAAGGATCGCCACGGCGGCTTTGGGCAGCGCGCGGGCGGGGGCGGGGGCGGGGGCGGGGGCGGTGCGGGTCATGGGCCTGCAGGTAAAGGGCTGGCTCGCGCCAGTGAACCCATTAAAGGCCCTGGCACGTAGCACGTCAACCAAAGGACCCGCCTAGGCGGCCAGTTAACAACTGGCACACTAGACAGGCACTGCAGGGTGGCAGGGATGGTAGGGGCTGCCGATTCGCCCTCCCATGGCCAGCGCGCCCCGTCAGACAGAAACGATCGAGCGCGCGCGTTGCATGCCTGGCCCCCTTTCGTCAAGGGCTGCCGTAACGTTCCGCATCAATGGGAGCCCTTACCTTGGCGCCGCCAGAATCGGCCACCCTGTCACAAAGCGTTACATAGGCTCAGCCCACAACGGCATCGTTATATTGCGCTGCCATGCGCAAGCTTTCGTTACAAAGGTTCACAGTCTGGCGCCCATAGATTCCACGGTTCCCCGATCGGGAATTCGCTGTAGCCCACGATACAACGGCTCGCCAGTCGGGATTGCGTTGTATTGGGTGATACAACGGTTCGGCGGTGGGGAATAAGATGTATCGCAAGATACAACGGTTCGGCGATGGGGATTGAGCTGTAGCCCAGGATACAACGGTTCAACGGTCGGAAATAAGGTGTAGCCCAGGATACAACGGTTCAACGGTCGGAAATAAGGTGTAGCCCAGGATACAACGGTTCGGCGGTCGGGATTAAGCCTTAAAACAGGGTGAGAGCAGAGTGAACAACAGCATCGTTATATCACGATAGTACAAAACGCCCCATATGACGGTAATACAACAAGGGCCAGTTCCAATTTTTTCCTAATTACAGCCATAGCCTGTTCCAATTTTTCCCAATTACAGCAATGGCCAGTTCCAATTTTTCTCCAATTAGAATCGTGGCCGGTTCCCAATTAGAACTGCGGCCGGTTCCGTTCCTTTTCTATTGATTCTTGGTGCTCACAGCCAACCTTCTCCTGTCTGGGCCGCTTTAACAGCGGCTTCTTCGTCTTTGTAAGGGCCTCCCACAGCCTCACTATCATCTTCGTACCAGTACCAGCCTTCTACTAGCTCGGTGCCCTTGCAGCATTCAGCAGAGAAGAAATCAACTAAGATCATGCGCCCAAAAGACAAAGAAGAAACAAGACGAATGGCCAAGGCAATGGAACACTAAATATCTCTTTCCCATTGACACTATGTGCACGAAACTTGTACGCGCACATCAATTTCCAAAGATCAGAAACGAAGCTGGTCATCGCAATGGAGAAAAGGAGGAATTGGTGTAAGTGCCAAACTGTAAAGCAGCATCAATCTTTTCAAAAGTGTCGTCCCATTCGGCCTCTAGCCAAAGGGCTTCTTTGAAATAGCTCTTTTGCCATTGTTCTAAGGTTTCTTTAGAAGATGCTTGCGGAATGGGCGACAGAATGGTGGCGTCCATGATCAATCAAGAGAACTCTCCGACAAGGTAATCGTAAGTGCCTTTACCTTGCCCAATGCAATGACCAGGCAGTAATGTGTGCCTCACAAGATTATTCGGCCCTGGCTCTCCATAGCCACCCTGCTGACACAACCATTCGGTAGAAACAGGCTTCCTGCCATGCCTATTTTCTACCACTTGTTTGAACTCTTCAAAACTCACTGCATCGCCATATTCATTGACAATGATGTGATTATGTAGCAAACCTTGAACAATGTGGGCCTGTAAATCGTCCCAGTTGTTGATACCTTCCTCAGGGTAGACATGCAAGCCGAAGCACCACCCTCCAGAGCTTTTTCCAAGATGCAAAGGCTCATCAGCCTTTCCGCAATGCAAGCATTTTGGAGCTTGCAAGTAGTAATTAGTTCCCAAAATTACCCCCCCTTGAAGTTGGCAACATAATTGTTCCATAGCCCAGCAGGAAGGTCGCCAGGACGGTAGAGAACATAAGCCGGAGCGCCAAGAGTCATTCCGCCTTCCCCATCGTCCATTGGACGAGCTTCATCAAGCCAGATGCCTTTGCATTGGCCTTCGCTATCAAAAAGGCCAATCCACTGTTCGTTGTCTTCCATGCATTGTCTGGCATGAAAGAGCGCATCACGAAGATATGCAACTTGATACACCCCTTGCGTAGGAGGAAAGTGGCGACCGTTTTTAGTGAAAGTTCTAATGGTGTACATTTCAAAGATCCTCAATAATGGTGAAATCAGGGTCGTTAGTCTTTTTAATCCAGCGACATTGATTGAACTGGGGCATCACAATGAAAAGCTTGTCGTGATGGTTTTGTTCGACAATGGCAGTGGTGATCGTGGAGCCAATGCGACTGCGGCCACGATTGCTAATGGCCAGGATGTT